TTTTGACCGCGCATTAAGGGAAGGCCGCGCCGCAGGCATCAAAGCCGTCACCAGCAGCTTATTTCAGGCCGCCACAGACCCTGACCGACCAAACGTGGCTGCTGCTACGTTCTACCTAAAGAACCGCGACAGGGCGAATTGGAGCGATAGGCAGGAGCACGACGTGTCGGGCCACATATCGCACGACCACGCGCACGACATACAACGCGCCATGCAAACGCTGATAGATGCGGGGGTTGACCCTGAGACCCTGTAGCACCCATGCGGCATGGGGCCGATGGCTTTGTGCCATAAGGCTTTGCGGGTGTCGCGGTACAGTGGACGGCACACCGCACCGCCTTAACGGCTCGCCGGACGATGGCGCAGGCCCCCCTCCACCCCTCTGCGCCTTAACGAATCTGTTGGGCTTCGCAAAATCGGGACTCCGGTGGGGGTGGGTACGGGGCCATATATCGAGATACATACTAGGGGCGGTTTTGTGGCAGAAGTGACTTCGCAAAAAGCGGTTTCGCAAAAAGGGACTCCTGAATTATCAGAGGCCCAGAAAGAGAAAGCGGAAGAACTGGCGAAAGCGATTGAACTGGTAAAGCAGCACAAGCGCGAAAACCGCATGAAGTATTTCAAGCCGTACCCGTGGCAAGCCGAATTCTACAAATCTGGTAAGGACAACAAACAACGGCTATTGATGGCTGCGAACAGAGTAGGTAAGACGGCATCTATGGCGTTGGAGGTTGCGTTTCACCTCACAGGCGAATATCCAGAGTGGTGGGAAGGCGTTAAGTTCAATCGGCCCGTGAGCCTGTGGTGCCTGGGTGTCTCCGGTGAGCAGCTACGCGACGTGTTGGTCAAGGAGCTATTCGGTGCCTACCTTGGCGACGGCAAGTTCGACGGATCGGGATTGATTCCGCAAAAGCTGGTGTATCAAGTAACGCCTGCAATGGGCACACCGAGGCTACCAAGGGATGTGGCGGTGAGGCATACCGCTGGCAACACCAGCACTGTGAGCTTCAAGTCATACACCCAGGGGCAGCACGTCTTGATGGGGTCGAGCCAAGACTTCATCTGGATTGATGAGGAGCCGGTTGATGCGACTATCTACCCGCAGTGCCTAACCCGTACAGCCACTGGCAACGATGGCAAGGGCGGCTATGTGGTGATGACGTTCACGCCGGAAAATGGCGTGACTGAGCTTGTCAGCCAGTTCATGGACAACCGAGCCAAGGGTCAGCACCTCGCAAATGCGACTTGGGAAGACGCGCAGCACCTAGATGCGGAGACGAAGGAGCAGCTACTGGCTGCGATACCTGAGTATCAGAGGGATATGCGGTCTAAGGGCATACCTGTACTGGGCGAGGGCATGGTGTTCCCGATAGCGGAAGAGGCTGTGAAGTGCGAACCCTTCGAGATACCGCCGCACTACAAGAAACTGGCTGCGATTGACTTTGGTATCACACACCCCACCACCGTTGTTTGGACTGCGTACAACGCGGACACGGACACGATCTACGTTTATGACGTTTACAAGAAGGCTGACGAGGTTCCAGCGATACACGCGGCGGTTATTAAGTCTAGGGGCAAGGATATTCCGGTTATTTACCCGCATGACGGCGATTCGACTGAAAAAGGCAGCGGTAAGACCTTGGCTGAGATGTATTTAGAGGCTGGGGTGCTGATGATCGGCAAATTCACCAATCCAGACGGCACAAACTACGTCGAACCCGCCTTGATGGAGATGTTAGAGCGGTTTCGCACGGGAAGATTGAAGGTTTTCAACAACTTGTTACCTTGGTTTGAAGAATTTAGAAGGTATCACCGCAAAAAAGGCAAGATTCACAAAGAGTTTGATGACCTTATGGACGCGACACGCTATTCAGCAATAAGCGTGACCCGTTTTGGTCAAAATCGAGCAGAGCGTGAGAACGTCGGCACACGAACAGGAGCTTACACAAGCCATGATTACGACTATTGATGAAAACGAACTGCTCAGTACGCTTGAGCAGAACATTGACTCCGCAGACACCTACGCGAACAGTGAAGTTGGTGAGCAAAGGGATAAAGGCCATCGGTATTACTACGGTGAGCCGATGGGTAACGAGATCCGTGGCCGCAGCCAGCACGTTTCTATGGACGTGTTCGATGCGGTAGAGGGTGTTAAGGCTCTGCTGTTGGAAACATTCAGCGCGGACAAGAACATCTGCCGATTTGAGGCTCAGACCCCAGAGGATGTGATGGGCGCACGCATGGCTACAGCGTGGGTTAACTACAACTTCTACCGCCAGAACGACGGCCAGCGCATCTTATCGTCGGTCATTCATGACGCACTGGTTGCTAAGACCGGCATCGTTAAGCGGTACTGGAAGAACGATTACCGCTACGAAACGATGGAGTTTGAGGGCATCAGCGAGGCTGAGTTCAACGTAATGATGTCTGACCCGTCTATGACCCCTGTAGAGATAGCGGAAGAGATGGTCGCTGTCGTTGACGAGGCGTCAGGCGTTGAGTATTCGCAGATGTCTATCTCCGGCGTGGCTCACAAGCGCATCAACACCAGTAAGGTGTGCGTTGAGACGGTAGAGCCGGAAGACTTCTTGATCAGCCCACGGGCTAAAGACATCCAGAGCAGTGACTTCTGTTCGCACCGCATGGCTAGAACCCGTGGCGAGTTGCTGTCAGAAGGGTTTGACCCCGCTGTTGTGGATCGTCTTGATGAAGAAGACATGCTGCAAGAAGACGGTTCGCTAGGACGGGACTCTATAGACAGCTTCCGCAAAGACTCAACTGGCATAAACGACTCCAGGGACAGAGAGTACGTCACGCTGTACGAGTCATACATCAAGAAGCACGACGCAGAGATGAACGAGTGCGTGTATTACAAGGTCATCCACAGCCGTCGTGTGATGTTGGACGTTGAGCTAGTGAGCGAGATGCCGTTCCGCAGCTTCTGCCCGTTCCCGCTACCTCATCGCTTCTACGGCATGAGCCTTGCTGACGTTCTCTGCGACTTGCAGAAAACTCAGTCATCTTTGAAGCGTGGTGTGGTCGATCATTTGTTCTTAACAACAACAAGTCGTTGGGTTGCCAACCTTTC